GGGTACTAAAAGATAAAATTAAGGGAACACTAGATGGCCTACCTCAAGAACAACGTGCTGCACTTCTTAATGAAGTACTCAATGAAACCTTAAACGAAGGTTCTCTTAATGACGATTAACCAGTTGTTTTCATATCTATCCAGGAGGCAGGACTCTAACCTAACTAAGAGCCTGCCTCTACCTCAGTTATATTTGCATATTATTTATTTTATTCTTATCTTTGTAGTGAAATAAAAATTTAAGTATTAATTTAATTTTAAAATAGACAACAACATGGTAAACCTTTACAAACTCACCAACCTACTGGAAGCTGGGATGACAATATTCCAACTCAATCAATGGAAAAACGAGGGTATCTGGTATCCAATTACCCAGTACAAAAAACAATCTAACGAAATCGAGGTAGTCACTAACCTATTCGTACCTATCAATATGGAAAACGAACGGTATCACATTCAATTATCTGCTAATTATGATGCCAATGAGATGGACGAATGGAAACAATTCCTAGAAGATAACCAATGGAAACTCTATCCATTACTCAGAAATATACTTAACGTATTCTTACCACCATATGAACCCGGATACCGTATCCTATATACATTATATCCTGCAGGATTCATTTCAGTAATTGCCGAACCCTTAAAATCAGAGGAGGACTAACTATGGTACCATCAAAAACTTATCTTAAATTTAAAGAGACACGTTCCCAAGAGGACCTTGAAACTCTTAACTCATATCTCAAACGTTTATCAGAAATATCCGATATACTCAATGGAGACGAGGACTTGGATAATGAAACCGAAAACAAACTATATGACGAGGATGAGGACCTTACAGATAAAACAGTCCGGCTAATATTCGGAGACGTATTTTTCGTATTTGCCGGGGAATATAACCTTGACGGGTACGATTCCTGGGAGGATACTATCGAGGACCTAATCGAGGACTTATGTACAACCTATCAGGAATTACATGAAGCCTAATATTATACTTATCTTAGTCATGGGAGGAATTATCCTAATAATGGGTGCATCCTCCCATCCTACTAGTAAAGAACCTTTAACTTACGAGAATACTCATTGCTTAATATTAATAATATGCTAGAACAATCTAAATTCTTAGTATCCTTCGATTGTCAAAACGAAAAATTCTGTGAGGAACTTATAATCACTTACAGAACTGAAGAACTAAGGCCATATCTAATATTCCCAAGGGTAAAACTAAATCCTAACCACCTTCATGTATATCATACTAAAAGGATAATCTCAGAACTTATAGGTATGCCATACTCTTCCATCGAAATAGTTGACCTTATAAGGCTCCAGTAAGTAATTGGGGTTATTGCATATTTAAAATATTATTCTTATATTTGCATAAACATTTAAAAATAGACGTTATGAATGAAGAAAGTAAATTAATCGAATTATTTAAAAAATACCCAGGAATTGCTGCACGCATACGGAGGTCATTTGCTTATCATTACGACCAAATCCAACGGGAAATCGAAGCCGAGGTTGCTACAATTAACAAAGACGATGCTGCAACCATTATCGATTATACTACCGAATACATGGAGGAATCCATGGGTTGGCCTGATGCCGATGACCAAACAACATTCAACAATCAAATCGCTAACAATTAACATTAACCAATAAAACTTATAACATCATGACAACATTAAAATCTACTTCAATCCTTGCTTCAATCCTTGCTCAAAACCCTTATCACATTATCTCCATCCAAGGTCAAATGCCTATGTCACATGCTCAAAATACATATGACTTCGAAATTGCCGAGGATGACCCACATTACGAGGAGATATCGGATTATTCACTCGAAATGCTCTGGGTATATACCTATGCCGATAAGGAATCCCTGGAACTCGACTTAATGGAAATCCTCAATCAAATGGATTTGCTCAGAGGCTGCGATGACCAATACTTCGATTATAACGTAGACGAAGTAGACATGGTACTCTACGGTGCAACTCTTATCCTTGAACAGGAAAAATACAAACCACTTATCCTGGCTCAATTACAACACTATCAGGATTGCTTCGACGAGGAAGAACATGCCGAAATCATTGATTATTATATTGACCTCCTTGAAGAACCCGAAACTCTTTACGAGAATGCTGAACAAACCATTAACCTTTTCAAATCCCTCATCAAATGAGAACCAAACTAATCATATTATCATCAATTGCCATGGCTCTAGTAGTCATGGCTTTCCCTACTAATAAATTTCAACCTAAAACAGTATGGGAACACTACTGCAAGTATACATTGGGAATACACCCATCCCAAGCTACCGAGGAACAATACGATTACTTCCTTGACTGCTGGTCAGGAGATGACGAATACGCATATCTCTATGACTACTACGAGAACAAATACCCAGAGTATAACCAAGAACTAAAACATTACGGAAAATGAAACTAAAAATCACAACCTTAGTAATCGTAGAAGAGGGCCAAGTCCAAGACATCTACCATTCACTTGAAGATAACCAAGACAAGGCTTATCAAGAAATCATAAACCAGGTAAATGCTGAATATGGAGACGGAGGAGTATTACAATTCTATTCTCTACAGGGTATCAAGGAATACTTCGAAATCGTACATATCCAAACCCAAGAACTAACATCAATAGGATTCAAAACCGCAATATTAGACCTATGAAAAAGAAATCCAAGAACCAAGTATACATACCTCACCAGGATAAATGGAATGAACACTTTCCTACTCCAGGTAAACCAAACCCCAATTACTACACAGACTCAGGTGCAATCTTCAACAAGCACCTACGTACCCAAAACAAATTAAAACAGAAAAGGAAATGAAAACCCTACTACTAATCCCAGTAATTCTATATACCTGGTTATCATTAACCCACAGGGATAAGATATACCATCAAATACCAAACCCCACCAACAAACAAAAATACATATACTTAATCCTACAATGCCTACAGATAATCCTATTAATCCTATTAGAAACTGTAATCCTAAGATACACCTAACCCCAAACAAATATCAAAATAAATACTAAAGCCCAGTATAAAACAAAATCATACTGGGCCTAACTATGTTACATACATACCTAAGATACATCTTAATCCTAATATCATATAATCAATATACATATAACTAATACAATATTGAAGGCCTTCCGGGGGTGTTGGGATTAAGGCAAACTTCTAGGCCTAGCCCCCCTATCACTATACAACCACCATACCCCAGAGCTATCTAACACATATGTCTCATAGCCTTTGGTCATTATGACCCATTGCCTAAAAGGCCCACAACTAAGGCCTATTTGGGTACCTAAATCCCCTTAATCCTAGACCCCTAATGGCCCTTTATATTAGTATATATTATATAGAAATTGGTTAGGATTAGGCAATAATTTGGGGTACCTTTTTATATAAAATTAGGTACCTATTTTGTCGGATTGGGGCCCCAGGATTTAATAAATTTAAGGCAATTTTAGGCCTCCAAGGCAATAGGATTATATTAAAAATGTAGGCTGTTAGGGGTACCTAAAACTAGTAAGTATGTTATTAATGGCCCTTGTGGTTAGTTAAAAAGAAACTTTAGATTGCTAGAAGGTATATGTTTTATGTAACTGTTTGATTACTAATAAGTTAAGTAGCCTTAAGACATTATCCATTAGGGGCCTCAGTAGGATTTGCATAAATAAATAAAAAGCATTATATTTGCACTATAAACAATTAAAAATATAAAGATATGAAAACAGTACAATTTAATGCAAACAACATCCTTTGCGGTAACAATTACCCTATTGCCTATTATTATCCTATTGCCAAGGACCTGGTAATCATTTCTACTGGCCATGACGATTCTATTATCGATGACTCTATGGGTTACTCAGAATATATCATTCCTATCCTAGAAGCCATTCAAAAGACTTCTATTAAGGTATACCGGTTATATCTTGCTTCGATTACTTCTACGGTTACCGATTATAAAGGTACTCATACCTGGGTCTTCACTACAGACACTACCTATTTCGATGCCGATATCGAATATATCCAGGCTGCCTTATACAATGTATTCTGCGAAAACAATGAAACCTGCGAACCAATCGTAAACTACGTTAACAATACATTTATCATAACCGACATATATTCCTGCTAATCGCTATGGGAGCTCTATATATTTTATCTCAGGCCTTACAAGGCAATATTACAATGATACTTGCCTTACTCTTTATGCTATCTCCTGCTATAGTTGCCTTGATAGCTATATTCAAATCTCGCTAACTTAGGTACACTTAAGCCCATGCCTATCTAAGGTACTGGGCTTTTCTTATGTAACCTAACTCTAGGCCATCATGGGACTTGCTAAGGCTTACCCATGTCCTAACTACAGACCCATAGGCCATAGTACTCTATAGACTCCATGGATGGCCTATGGCATTGGTATAAAAGCCTGCTAGTCACCTAATGGCCTTTATGTAATGTAATATACAGATAATATCTACCGGACTGTATGGAGCCTTCTTTTTTCTAAAGTGGTACCTATACCAACCCCTTCTATATCCTACCTTATATCCATCAATATACCTATATCTAATGCCCACAACAATGCCCACCTTTCAAACCCCTAAAACCTACTTGCAAATTTTTCATACGAAATTATTAAAAATTATTTTTAAAATATTTCTCGAAAATTTTTCTATAAATGTTTTGCAGATTAAAATATATTTTTTATCTTTGTATTGTTGAAAAGCAAAGAGATATTTAAAATTTTGATTAACTATTTTTAAAGAAAAAATTCTCTGAAAATTTTGCTAATTAAAATATAAATTGTATCTTTGTAATGTAATCAAGAAGCGATACTTGACATATTGAAACAATATAAAATTAATTTATTCCTTTTCTCTTTTTCTTATAAATCTTTTAGTTTTATAGAGAAAAGGATATAATAAAATAAACATAAAAACTAAAAGTATTTTATTATGGAAGAATTAAAAAATGTAGTAGTAGAAAAAGAAGTTAACAACAAAGTAAACAAAGTTAGTGCAAATAAAGCAAAAGCACAAGCAAAAGCAAATAGCACTATTAAATTATCAGTTGATAGTATTTTTAAAAGTCTAAATGAAAAAACTAACGGACTTTTAAAAACTTCTTTAGGGAAAAAGACCGAAATTTATATTGAAAGTCTTTTTGCAGAGTTGAACGAAAAGCAAAAGAAAGCGTATCGAAAGAAATTAAGAAATACAACTTTTTCTTTACTTGATTCGATTTGCAAAGCGAAAGAAGAAAAGAAACAAAATGAACTAAAAACACTTGTTTCTGCATTTACAGAATTTTATAAGCAAGTCTACAAAGTGAATGATTTTTCATTTGCAAGTATTGCAAGCGAAAATACAAAGGACACAAAAAAAGAAGTTCTAACAAAAGGTTTACAAATAGTCAAAAATTTCAAGTAATTAAATAATATGCTATTAAATGTATTTTTATTTGTTGGTGTAATTTGGGTATTAATTCAGATTATCAAAGATACAAAAGAATTTTTAAAGAACTTATAAACTAAATAAAAAGTAAGGGAAAGCAAATAAAATGTTTGTCCCTTACTTTTTATTTTTGAATGTTAA